CGTCTTTTCGTTTTCGGAGTACCCGCAGTTCACCACAAAGCTTTCGCTGAGTTAGTGGACAAGTGGGTGCATTGTTCTGGAACAGAGTGGACAGTTAAGAGGTTGAAATCTCTTAAAGTCGACCTGTATCGGGACCGTTCCAACCTTGCGCTTATTACTAAGTGTAAGAAAAACCGTAAAGGTTTACCCTTCGGGGTTGTTGGGTCCTTGTTTTCGTACGCTCGTAAGAGTGAACGGACGTTTCAATCCGTTGTTCACACTCTAATGTGCTACACCCTCTTTCAGAACCACCAACTTAGTGATTCCCAAAAAGAGAAGTTTGTAACGGCAGTTTCTGCCTGCACAAGCAAGTACGATGACACTTTCCTGGAAGGCTTTGCAACCTTCATGGAAAACCAGAACATGAGGTTGAGAATCTCTGGGGATCACACCCCGTTGATGCTCTACCGTGGTTCAGAGAGTAAAAGGACTCCTATCTTAGGCCACAGAAGTGTAGCCCAATCTAGTTCTGGACTTTCAAGTGCCAGCTACTTTGTAGGGAAACTTGCTCATCGCAAGTTATACCTTAAGTATGAGTCTCTATATGGTCCTGTTTGCAAAGGTCTGGATCTCCAGATCAATGCTCGCAAGATGCAAGGGTTAAACTTCGCAGAGTGCGATGTTATGGGAGGTGAAGTACACTTCCTCCAGGAACCAGGACTAAAGTTGCGAGCAATCGCTTCTCCATTCCTAGTCCACCAGTTGGCCTTAGGCCCACTGGGACGAACCCTATTCTCTCATTTGCGTGCTCTCCCTTGGGATTGCACACATGACCACAGCAAACCTGTTTCTTTACTCCAAACACACCTTGCCAGCGGGCAGCAAGTCCATTCTGTAGACTTGTCTAACGCAACTGATTACTTCCCCTTGGAAGTTCAGCTTAGGGCCTTGACAGCCCTCTGTGGCAAACATCCTTCCATTGATCTCTTTAGTGAGATTAGCAGGTCCTCCTGGAAATCAACCATCGGGACAATCTGCTGGAAGCAAGGCCAGCCCTTGGGTCTTTACCCAAGTTTCGCTAGCTTTGGAATGACACATGGATACTTGTTGGCGTACCTCCTTGGCAGGAAGTACAATAACGAGTTCTTTGTGCTCGGTGATGACGTGGTGATCTTAGATGATGCGTTGTACCAAAAGTACATGCAGACTCTCGATCTCCTCGGGTGTCCATACTCTCCTGATAAATCACTGTCCTCCTCGGAACTATGTGAGTTCGCGGGGAAGGTCATCACGTCGAAGCGAGTGATTGCTTCGTACAAGTGGAGGGAAGTGTCTAACGACAATTTCCTCGATCTTGTCAGGAATTACGGTCGAAAAGCTGTTGCTCTTCTTACCCCTAGCCAAAGGGAAGTAGTCGAGCGAGTTCAACACCTTGTTGAACCGATCGGTCTGAATTGGTCTTTCGAGGGTTCCACTCTCGAAGAAATGACCAGGATAACTCAGACTATCTACCGTCAAGTGGATAGAGATGAGCAGTCCCTAACCGGGCTGCAGGAAACCGCGAATCGTAATTGGTACTCTGTACCTCCTACTTTCCGCAACTTCCTTTCCTTCTTTCTCAAGACATCTGTTGATAATGATG